TTGGTTTAACAACAAAAGAATTCATGGGTCGCTGGGTTACAAAAGCCCTGTCGAATTCAGGCAATCTCTCCTCTAAAAAACTGTCCAGAAAAGTGTTGCCTTTCCAACCACATGAATTACATTGAGGATATGTCGTCGTTTGATGAGAGAGACGAGTTCGATTTTTTGCTTGTAAATGGAGAAGAGCGGCTTAAGGTTGACGTGAAGACTCGCACTGAGGATTTTCATATACGGACCTTAGAGATCGTTGAACAGGCAGCAACTCACCCAAAGGACATCTATATCTCTGTCAGATTATATCGTGATAGCAACACTGTTTTAATCCTCGGTTGGTTTTCATACAACGATATGATCAGAAAAGGGAGAATTGAAAACCAAGGATATCTTGATAATTATGTCATGTATGACAGTGAGCTTCGACCAATAGCTGATTTAGAAAAATATGTATTGAATTGCTTCAAAAAGGAGAAGTGAGCTTTCACTTCTCCTTTCTAAACACCAAAATGTATTGATGTATTTGATTTGCCACAAAGCTAAACGGATATCCATATGGGTACAGCTTGGTAGACTCATCTGCCCAAATCTTCATTCCTTTATAGTTGAGATTTGGAATCTTATTCAGTTCATTTACTACATCTGCATGTAATAAGTTTGGTTCTTTTTTGCTGGGTTGCAGATCTTTTATAAAGAGTACAACATAGCCACGAAATTTTATGTATGGAAGGGTTAATTCTACGGACTCTCTGAGCTTATCTAAAAACAAGGGACGATCCATGTTGCCAAGATCGTGTTCGGAATTAGAAAACGGAGTTGCCGTCTTCCCGTAGACAATGATATCTGCTCCGGTTTTTTCTTTGCTCATCATGTTTGAATAAGGAGGATCAAACAATAGAAGGCTGATAGATTTGCCCGATGTCAAAGAATTCATCTTCGACTTATCTTTCAGGACCGATATGCAATCTCCGCACTCTGTGGTGAAGTCTTTCAGCGAGAGTTCCAATGCTGCAGCATGATATGCTTCTATATATTCTTGATTCAGATCGATTCCAGCGGCTGTTCTGTTGCATAATGCGGCACCAAGAAGAGTACCTCCAACACCCATGAAAGTATCAAAAACAATCTCGCCTTCTTTTGTGAAAAACTGTATTAAATCACGCATAAGTTGAGGTGGTTTTGGCGTGGGGTGAATTTTCCTTATGTGGTGAGCATACGCCTCTTTACCGCTTGTCGGATAGTGTGTGGAAAAAACGGAGTTTATAAAGAATGTCCACTCTCTGCCGGTCAAATCATTAAGATGATTATCAAGATGATATTTTCGACCGTCCGGTAATATGACGCCTTTTTTACTATTCCCGTACACACGAGCGACTTCTATATTTTCTATTACCCATGACGGAAGAGTGCTTAGATCATAGTCTGGGTGCACCGAAAGAAACGGTTCAGACTCTGAATAAAGCTTGCTCTTTATAGCATCAAGGTCATCTGCTCGCATTTGGGTTCCTCCCAATCATAATTTGTTATTAAGACTTCTACTGTTTTTGCACCGCGATCTTTAAAATGATAGCTGCAATTAGAATAGATTTTATCAATGTACAAGACATTGTATTTCTTGCTCCATTCAATTAAGGCATCGTTTGTTTGGCTTTTATGTGCGAAAACATTGGAGAGCGCAAATAGAACACCTTGATCATTAAGTCTGTCTAAAAGTGACAGGAGATCTGAATCTTCGGTTTCTGTCCAATCCTTAAATCCACGCTTGCCATCATTATATGACCCCGTTGTGATTAAATATGGAGGATCACAATAAACCAGATCTCCTTTAGACAAGCGAGAAAAGTCAAATTCTCTAAAATCACCGGTTGAAAGGATAATGTTCTTTTCGTGTAGTGCGTTACAGAACATTATAAGATTTTTCTCTATAGAGTCATTAAAAGAACTCCGATCTTTACCAAAGGGAGTGTTAAATTCATGCTTGCTATTAAATCGAATCTGGTGATTAAACGAATAGCAGGTTAGCACAAACAGGTCAAGTAAAGACTTTGACTTGTTATATTCAGATCTTAAAGCGTTGTAACCTTCTGCATTCGTTTGTGAAAGGTCAAAAGTTGCAATGCGGTCTTTTATTTTCTTTAATAAGGTCTCGGTCGGAGTGTTTTGAAATAACTTATATAGCTCAATCAAGTAAGTGATTTGATCGTTTGCATAGATAATATTTGCCTTCACGTTTACTCCAACATTTAATCCGCCTGCAAAAAGATCGACAAAATTGCCTACCTTATTTGGGAAGCTCGGAATGATGTGTTCAAGTATCTTGAATTTCCCACCGGTATAATTCATTGGGCTTTTAATATATCCAGCCATAATTATACCTCCTTCTGAATGTAAATCAGCATTTCTTTTAGATCTTCTGTTCTCGTTGCAATGCTCCGGCTTTTAAATCTGCGATATGGAATGAAGTTTACTTCATATGTTGCAGGAATTCCGTGCTTTTTCATTGTTGCTTCGATTTCTTCCAATGCCATAATTCCGTCGGTATTATAACTAAGGATTATATGTTTGAATTTTGCATTAGCCAGTAACACATCAAAAGCTGGTACAACTGTTTTTTTAGAGCAAAAGTCAGACCGTTGCATCTCGTAAGGCCTTTGTCCGGTTACGCCTCGCAAAATGGGAAAATCATATTTTGCGGCAGTTTCCAACACATGATAATTCGGCAAATACTGTCTTTCGTTATATGGAGGGTCAATATACAGAATATCGCCACAGATTTCCTGCAAAAGTAATGCTCCGTCTCTGTTATAAGAGCGGTTGCTTTTCCCATTGTTGATGACCGGCAAGTCAATTAATACAAAGAGCTTGTGTGAGCGGATATCCCAAGCCTTATTAAAAGCGCCGTATGTACCCGCGATATTTGAAACAAAAGGAATTCCTTCAACAACACAAGCAACAAGATAGAAGTATTCATCATCAGTCAGAAGACTAAGGTTATGCCAATCATCGATAGTATTCCGTGAAAAATCAATTCTTAAAGCATTAGAGTCTGTTATGTACATTCTTCCGCCAAGAGGAGAATAGTTGTTTTGAAAAAATCTCTTTTCTTTCGGCAAGGTTTCCATGCTTTCAGTTGGCATGTCGTTGAAGTACTTGATCGGATCACTTATCCCGGTTTCCTGAAATAACTTTTTAAAGCAAGGTTTACTGGGGTTTTCAATGGTCCCTCGTTGTAGACAATAGGAAAAGTATAGCAAGTCATTTGAGTAGATTTCATACCACTGCTTAAAGAATCTTGATACTGAGGCAGTGCCTGAAAAAATATCGCAAAATGAATTGGCGTCTGGAGCATGCCTATCTACAACTTCTTTGATGTTTTCCAAAAGCTGAGTCTTGTTCCCTATAAAGCGCATTTATTTGCCCTCCGAGTCTTTGCATAGTTTGAGAATGAGCTCCTTGCTCTGGGTGTCAAAGTATATATCAAACTTTGTAACACCTTTTTTTACATTCATATTTGTTAGAATTGATTTGGGAAGCCTAATTCTCATGTCCTGCTGGAGAACATAAGTATCTAAGTAAATAACGGTTGATTCCATAATTAGCGTCCTCCTTTTAGTCTATGCGTAGACTAATTATAGCACAATTACAGTCTATATTCAAGTCGTTTCTGCAAACTTTTTATGTAAAAGGAATTAAAGCTAAGGAAAAAGACTTTTTAATTATTTCTCACTTTTTAATTATTCCTCTGACAGCCATTTTTGAGGGGTAAGTAAATCTTACCTCAGAGAGGACCGGCGACAATTGAATAAACAAAAAAGAGCTTTCGAAGCTCTGCTATAAAAAACAGCGGAACCTCGAAAGCCCTTTATTTCAAGCCTTTTTCAGCCATTTTCGTCTGGAGAGGGCTTTTTCTATTGTATCAAAATCTGCATTTACATAGACCCCTGTATGGGCAGCGGTCATATCTTGGTGTACGCCTTTGATGTGTTGATGGAAATCTATCGGGAATGTGGCTATTCCGACCGTGACGCAGCAGGGAGCATTTTGCAAAACAATCTGTTCGGCTTGGACATTGACAACCGGGCTTATCAGCTTGCCTATTTTGCGCTGATGATGCGCGCCAGAAGCTATGACCGCAGAGCTTTCACCCGTGGCATTATTCCGCAGGTGTTCGCGCCGAAGGGCTATGCCGACGGTGAGGAATACGGCTCTCTGCTGACTGCGGCTGAACCAGGAATCAAACCGGAACTACCAAAAGAATTCACGTTGTTTGACACAGAAGAACACTATAAAAAAACGCTGAATACTTGGAACTTCCGCCGCCTGCTGGCGCAGAAGTATTGCGTGGTCTGCACCAACCCGCCGTATCTCAATAAAATGAACGCCAAACTAAAGGACTATGTTCTTGCAAACTACAAGGATTATTCCGGCGACCTGTTCAGCGTGTTCATGTACCATAACTTTAGCTTTTGTAAGCAGGGCGGCTACTCTGCCTTTATGACGCCCTTCGTCTGGATGTTTATCAAGACGTATGAAAAACTGCGGGAATACATCATTCAAAACAAGTCCATTGCCACCCTTGTGCAGATGGAGTATTCCGCCTTTGAGGAAGCCACTGTGCCCATTTGCTCCTTTGTGCTGAAAAATGAAAAGAGCGCAGAAAAGGGGCTCTATTTCAAACTGTCCGATTTTAAGGGCGGTATGGATGTGCAGAAACAAAAGGTGCTGGAAGCAATCGCAGACAAAGAGTGCAGCTATTTCTACGAATCCGCACAGGATAACTTCTCCAAAATCCCCGGCTCCCCGCTTGCGTATTGGGTGAGCGAAAATTTAATTAAACCTTTCGAGACGGGTAATCCCCTTGGCAAGATGGCAATCTCACGAAATGGCATGAAAACAGGAGAGAATGAACGGTTTTTAAGATTGTGGTGGGAAATACAATTGAAATCATGTTGTCTATATGCGAAAAGCGCAGCTGAAGCAATAAGTTCGGGGTCAAAGTGGTTTCCGTATAACAAAGGCGGGGAATATCGTAAGTGGTATGGAAATAATGAGTATATAGTGAACTGGGAAAACGGCGGCAAAGAAATATTTACTGATGCAAAAGCGGATAAACGCAATGTTCAAGATTATCCGGACGACTTGAAATTTAAGCCATCTGCTTCTTGGGGACTAATTTCATCTGGGCAACCATCTTTTAGATACAAAGAACAAAATCTCTCTGACATTGCTGGAATGTCCTTTTATACCAATAGAGGTATGGTGTTATATTTATTAGGTTTCTGCAATTGTCCCATTTCGAAAAATATTCTGGAAATACTTGCTCCTACAATTAACTATCAGGCAGGAGATATTGGCAGGTTACCTGTTTTAATGAACAGTGAAAAAACTATTATAGAAAATGTTGTCGAAGGGAATATTGCTCGAGCCAAAGCCGACTGGGATTCCTTTGAAACCTCATGGGATTTCAAGCAGCATCCGCTGGTGTGAGGTGACATTACAATGGATAAAAGGTCAATGTATGAAAGCATTGAAAAGAATCTGTCTGATCGACATTGGGGGGCCCGGGCAAAAGGAACGAGTCCAGGAAATCACCCCCGATTTTATATTATGGATTATCGGGGGTTGGCACTGGCAACTGGAATAATCAGATACGCCCTTTATAAAGATAATCCTCAGACTTCCATCTTTTATCGTGGGCAAAGAAAAGAATGGGAATTGCGAGCAAGTTTGTACCGCGATTGCAAAACAAAGCAAGATGCAATTACTGTTGAGGACTGGCACAAGCAGGCTTTGTTAAAAATCAAGAAAGTATTTGATCCAATTGGAACAGATGATGAACGGGAAGCGTTAGCACAACACTATGGGATGAAAACACAATTTCTGGATGTCGTTGACAACATTCAAACTGCTTTGTGGTTTGCATTCGATAATGTATCAATGGAAGATCCTCATTATGATGATAGCGTTGGTTATATTCAAATAATAGCTATTCCGAATACTGAGACAATCATTGACCTGCGGCACAAGCCGTCTGAATGGTTGCGCCCCCACATTCAACAGGGATTTGCAGTAAAGCGAAAAATTCCAAGTGCTGAACTTGGCAGCTTTGCATCATTTCTTATTGCAACCTTTATTATTTCGAGGGAAAATCTGAGGTGCTGGAGCAATTATGAAAATCTTCCACGAAGTTACTTTTATCCTTCTCCTGCGTTAGATCGGGGCGCGACGTATTGGGGTAGTGCGGAGAATGAACTTAGAAAAGCTGGATTATCTACGCCTCCAGAATTGAAATGAGGGATAATATGTCACGACTAATTTCAGATAAATTCTCCGCATGGCAAGCGGAATGTGAGCAGCGGTTTCAGCAGCTCAAGGCCAACGAGGAAAAACTCAACCGCATTTTTATTGACATCTACGGCCTGCAGGACGAGCTGACGCCGGAGGAAGAAGACAAGGATGTTACAGTGCATCGAGTGTTCAACAACAAGGACGATGTGCCGAAATCCATGAAGGGCAGCAGCTATGTCCGCACCCTGCAAGATGAAATCGTGTCGCTGGTCTCCTATGCCGTGGGCTGTATGTTTGGCCGCTACTCGCTGGATGTGGAGGGGCTTGCCTATGCCGGCGGTGATTGGAACGCCAGTAAATATACGACCTTTATCCCTGACATCGACAATGTGCTGCCCATCACTGATGACGCCTATTTTACCGACGACATCGTCACCCGCTTCTGCGACTTTGTAAAGACGGCCTACGGTACGGACACGCTGGAAGAAAATCTGGACTTTGTGGCCAAGGCGCTGGGCAACAAGGGCGCGTCCAGCCGCGAGGTCATCCGCAATTATTTCCTCAATGATTTTTACAAGGATCACTGCAAGACCTATCAAAAGCGCCCCATCTACTGGCTGTTTGACAGCGGCAAGCAGGACGGCTTCAAGGCGCTCATCTACCTGCATCGCTACAATCCCGACACTGTGGGCCGCGTCCGCGCCGACTACCTGCACAAGCAGCAGGGTTTTCTGGAAAACGCCATTTCCAACTGCGACTACACCATGCAAACCAGCAGCAACGCCCGCGACAAGGCAGACGCCACCAAGAAAAAAGACAAGCTGGTCAAGCAGCTTGCCGAAACCCGCCTCTACGACCAGGCCCTCGCCCACATCGCCCTCCAGCGCATCCCCCTGGATCTGGACGACGGCGTGAAGGTCAACTACGAAAAGTTCCAAGGCATCGAAGTCGCCCGAGAGGGTCAAAAGACTTTGAAGATCGACCTGCTGGGGAAGATTTGAGGTAAGTGTGTAAATGGTAAGATAAAGTACACACTTTTCAGCCAATAGAACTGCACAGTTTTTCGACACATAAAGTGCACAGTTTTTCGCCAAGACTGCACAACCTCCGAGGAGTTGGTAAAATGAAGCCAGCCGAAACGGAGGTGGCGAGAAATGAAGGGGTATCGTGTGTACAATTCTATTCAACAATTAAAAGACATGGGCTTTAAGCGAGCTGCCGTGGCGGCACAGCTTCAAATCAATCGCCGTACAGTGGACAGGTATTGGACAATGACGGCAGATGAGTATGAAACGCAGCAGCAGGCCCTGAAGCGTGGGAGCAGCGTGGATGATTACCGCGACCAGATTCTGTATTGGTTGAGGGCTTATCCAACACTTTCCTCCGCACAGGTCTGCGACTGGCTAAAAGAGCATTATAACGAAGACTTCCGGGAACGCACCGTTTCACGGTATGTCAAGCGGCTCCGAGAGGAATACGGCTTGAAGAAGGTTCCTATTCCGAGAGACTATGAAGCGGTACCCGAGCTCCCGATGGGGCAGCAGATGCAGGTGGACTTTGGACAGCTCCTGATGCCGAATGTTGACGGTGGACAGACCAGAGTTTATGCAGCAGCATTTCTGCTCTCGGCATCCCGGTACAAGTATGCCGAAATGCAAAGCCGACCTTTCACAGCAGCAGACTTGGTGAATATTTGCCACAACTGTTTCAGATATTTCGGTGGAATGCCGCGTGAAATGGTTTTTGACCAGGACAGCATTGTATGCGTCAGCGAAAATGCCGGAGATATTGTCTACACCTATGAATTTGAAAAGTTCCGGCAAGAGACGAAAATGACAATCTACATGTGCCGTGGCGCAGACCCCGAAAGCAAAGGGAAAATTGAGAACACGGTAAAATATATCAAGGGCAACTTCTTGAGCAATCGCCTTTATGTGGATGACGGGATTCTCAACGGCAGTTGTTTGGAGTGGCTGTCTCGTACCGCCAATGCAAAGGTGCACGGAACCACAAAACGTATTCCCGCTGAGGTTTTCAAGGAAGAATGTGAGCATCTTCGGCCGCTGGTTGGTTTTGATGAAGCTGTACTTCCTGTGGTTTGCCGCACCGTCCGAAAGGACAACACCATTATCTACGACAGCAACCGTTATTCCGTTCCTTTGGGTACCTACAACAAGCAGCCGGAGGTACGGATTGAAACGAAGGAAGGCATCCTTTACATCCAGACCATATTTGGTGAGGCGATTTGTGAGCACCGCATCTCCAGCGGCAGAGGGCTGCTCATCCAAAGCAAAAACCACACCAGAGACCGCACAACTGCCTTGGACAAGCTCCAGAATGATTTGGATGCTCGGTTAGAGCACAGAGCCGCAGAGTTTTTACAGGCCATACGCACGGAAAAAGCAAGGTATTCCAGAGACCAATTTCGCATCATACAATCTATGATTGACCAGCATGGCGTTCCTGAAGTGCTGGAGGCTGTTGATTTCTGCCAGTACAGCAATCTCAACAGCGCCAATATTTTAAAGGACTATCTTACCCACAAAGCCAAGGAGAATCCGAACGCTCCACCGTTGATTCCTCCCGTTGCATCCATTATTCCTGTAGCTGATGCAAAATACCATGTAACCACGCAAAAGCGGCCTCTGGATGTCTATGCGAAAGTGGGGGTAAGATGATGTTGACACCGCAGGAGCGAGTGCTGAACCTTCTGTCTGACCGCCGTATCCAGCCAGTTGATTTTGATGCCGTATATGCCGGCAAAAACAATCTGACACCGTTGGAAAGCGTGGAGCTGTTCCTAATGGAAGAGCAACGACTCCGGATTGAGAAGCAAACCTTGCTGCGCCGCAAGAGAGCCGCACTCCCCGCTGAAAAGGCGATTGAAACGTTTGATTTCGGCTTCCAGCGTAGCGTTACCCGGGAACAAATGCTCCGACTGAGTGATATGACTTGGGTGGAGCAGGCTTACAACATCTGCTTCTTGGGGCCTCCCGGCGTTGGCAAAACGCATCTTGCATTGGCGCTGGCTGTGCGAGGGCTCAATCTCGGATATGCCGTTGCGTTTGAAACACTTTCTGGCTTAATGTCCGTGCTAAAAACTGCTGAAATCTCAGGTGCAAGCAAGCGACGTTTGAAATATTTACAGAAAGCCGCCCTCGTTGTGGTGGACGAAGTGGGATTCATGCCCTTGACTCCGGCAGAGGCGAATCTGTTCTTTGGCTTTGTATCTTCCATGTCCGAGAAAACCTCGCTGATTATTACCTCCAACAAGGGTTTTGATGAGTGGGCTGATTTCCTTGGTGACGCCACCATTACGACGGCCATCCTCGACCGCCTCATCCACCACTGCGAGATTATTAACATGACTGGTAACAGCTACCGTTTAGCTCACCACCAGTCCATTACCGGCTAAAAAACTGGCGCTGAAAAAGTGTGCATTTGCTGGCGAAAAAGTGTGCACTTTACTTGACTGCTTACAAAGTGTAATATGATCCCCAATGATCATGCAATAATGTTATATAAATTCAGCGAAAAGAGATGGATTGACGAAATCATAAGTGGTTATCTAAGTCTATCCTGTCCTGGAGCTTTTATATTACAGGCAAAACGCACAAAAAATTACGTCCAAGGCGATCTGCTTGAAGGGGTCTTTGCAAGATTAAAGAAAACAGATCCCCGAATTACAGAAATGAAAAATTATCTTGGTCGCGACTTAGAAACGATAGAGGATGGCGAGTTCCTGTTTTTAAGAAGAAAAAGCGCAAAATTTAGGCCTATTTTTTGCTTATATGCGTACACCGCTGATGATGTACTGAAGAACAACAGCATACTAAAAGCGGGAAAACAGAAAATTAGGTTTTCTTTTGATGATCGTATTTATAATGGATTTGCAAACAGCTCAATCAAAAATGTGGTCAGTGATTCGCATCGATTTACTGTGCTTTTTTTGCAGCCGTATCCCTTTATCGAGAAAATCAAACTATCACTCTCGTCATTGCGAATACCATATGAGCTGAGAAGAGTTCATTATAGGGACATACATAACGAAGTCTTTTTCATTGAACCAACGCCACAATATGATGAACTATTTAACAAGGATATTAGCTATGAG